TTCTAACAATCTCTAAAAATATGCGAAAGTTTTTCATGCTACCTCCAACCGTTGATTTATTAGTATTCAGTTCCGATTTTGTGAGCGTGATAGGCATCACCATTTTTATCAATCACCGAATCCTCATAGGGTTCAGCTATACGGCGATAAAGTTCCATCTTGCAACAGTCCAATGCACCAATCATTTCATTTATATGAGAATAGCGCAAACCTTTTTCAACCAGAAAATTATCAATAAAGGTTGAGACAATGTAGTTTAGATCGCCAGCATTTTGTGGCAAGAATTGATCGCCAATAGTGGTCAATTCATTGTTAATTTCACGACGACGATTTGAGGGAATATAAGGCATTATGCAACATCCTTTAGATCATTAATAATCTGTTTGTTTTGATGAATACGCAAAGCCATGTTTGCGCCTTCGATTAGATCATTGGTAGGCAACCAGTGAAATTTTGGGTAGTGAGTAAAGGCAACATCTGAAATCTTGCAAGGCTTGATCGTCTTGCATGATCCAACAGCATAGACAGATTTGCCAAAGCCGTAAGCCATACCAAGTTCAACCAGCGCACCGCGCTGTTCTTCATTAAAATCTTCGCAATAGAGCAGAACAAAATCTGAATCGCGAACATCTTCGTAACACATAGTCCAAAGTTGATCTTTATGGTTCTGAACGATATCGCAATCATCAGTGCAATCTATCCAACGTGCTTTGACTGGATAGCCAAGCTTATCGCGTAATGTTTGAAACTTGAATTGATGCCAGACTTTTCCAGCTGTGTAAAATGTAGTCATTTTTTTCTTTCCTTCTATTATTATCATATATTATATATAGTGTCTCTGACCCAATTTTTCAAGGGGTCAGAGTGAAATTATTTTGCGTTATTCTGCCGCCACTGGAAAATTTTCCCAAATGTGATGGTCAAAATCACGCGGCGATTTGACAACCTTGACGCGCTTTTTGCGGTTGAGTATCTTGAGCAAAATTTGCGCCTCGATTTTGGTGTCTGCATATGCGGTATGCGCTTCGACAAACTCAGGCATCTGCATTTCAAAACGATAAACATTCTCAGCAGATGTGGACATGAATTTGCCGCTGGCTGTCTTGGGTGCGGTGTATGCCTTGGGTGCAGAGATTGCCCAGTTGCCCCATATGTCGAGCAAGTCAACCTTGTGCCGCAAAAACTTGCCGCAACCAAAACGCCGAGCAGTGCCAGCCAATACGCGACAATCAAAAGCCGCATTGTAAGCGCAAAGAATAACGCGAAAACCGCGTGCCTTGAGATGCGCGATATGCAGATTGAATAAGCGTTGACCGACAGAAAAAGTTGTCACCTTGTGTTCGCCTTTACGTTGACGCCGAGCATAGCCAGCAATCTTGTTTACATAGTAAGGCTTTTCTTTAGTGATAACATCTAAGAAATTAAGATCAGCAGAGCCAAGCACATTGCCGCGCTTGTCAATAGTAGTCCAGCCAAAGTCAAACACCAAACCATCGCGGAAAGATGTTTCAGTGTCCATGACAACGTAGGCATTTTTTTGAATAGTCATAACAGTCCCTTTTTGTTGTTACCTATCTAATATGGGGATTGAGGGGTCAAAAGTCAAGGGGTCGGGTGAAAAAAGATTCGTTTGTTTTCAATGGCTTATCATTTTTATTTTCCTTTAAAAACAATGGGTTACGGGTCGGCGGGGCCCCGCCCCCCTCTAAGACTTTGATTTCTTTGGTTTTTTCGGGATCGGTTTGATCTTTAGACCTTGAAAGTTACGGCGATTATTTAGCTTTGCCGTGGAAGTGCTTGATTTTAGTAGCATAATTTGGGCAACCATTTTAGCCTCCGTTGTAAGCTCGTAAACATTTAATAACACGATATAATCTGGCATGTGACCAGCAACACAGACGGATTGCCGTCAATGGTGAAACAGTGGTATAGCGGCTAATTTCTTTGATCATTTCGCGCTTTTTCATTTTTTGCCTTTCTCTTATAGATCTTTTTGGACGCCTTGACGCGTGGTTGCATCCCGCGAACCTGCCGCGCCAAGGGATTTCTTGGCCTAACATTCGGGGTCAAAGTCATGCCATTCCTGCGCCCAGTCTGGCTGGCCGTCATCTTCGCCATGCAAAACCCATTCGCACTCGTCACAGATGAGCCATTCGCCATCTGTCTCATGCGCCAGCCATTGGCAATCGTCACAACCCTCTTGGCCTTCAGTCTTCCAAATCTTTTTAACAGTCATATCAAAATCTCCTAATCAACTATATAATATATATGGTGATGCCGACCCCAAATGTCAAGGGGTCAGCATCATTTTTTTTAGGATTTGAAGTGAGCGATCAAATCCATAATCGCAGGTTTGGTTGCACCCATAAATCCATCAACCGAGAACGGCGCGACCGATTCCAATTCGATCAGCAATTCTTTTTTGGTTGGCTCGTCAGATTTACGAGCAGTCACCTTTGGTTTGGCGACATAAACACCCTCACGCACGAGCTTCGAGCGAACAGAGCGAACCGATTTGCCGATTGAATCAGCAATGGTTTCGACAGTGATACCTGCCTGATAGTCGTCTACGATTTGAGCAGTCATTTCGGGAGTGTAGTTAACAGCTTTCATATTTTTCGTCCTTTCTAAAAGCGTTTCTGTTATATGTATAATATAGGTATTCATGGGGTAAATTTCAAGGGGCAAAGTAAAAAAAGTTTTGTTTGTTTTCAATGACTTATCATTTTTATTTTTCAATGATTTCAATGACTTACGGGCCGCCGGGCCCCATTTTTCAATGAAAACAGGGGCTTACGCCCCTGTGTTAAAGTAGTTTAGTAATCATCTCGACTACCTTGGATCTTCCCTCATCCTTATTCATCATATCAATTATAACCCAGTCATCCAGATCAAACATTGCCTCTTTTTTCTCAGTAATAGCATCAAACTTTGCCAGAGATTTTGGGTCATTGGCTGAATATTTCCAATAGCGCAAAGGGTCATCAATGCGGCGAGTTAGCAATTCGCGTTGCTTGGCTTCATCAACTGATAACCAAATCTTGATGATCTCAATTTGTTGGTTATGTTCCCAATCGTTGACGTCACGCATAAAATTCTGATATTGACGATCTGAACACCAACCCATAACTGGCTGAAGCAATGCGCGAGAATACCAAGAGCGATCATAGATCACCATTTCGCCTTGTTTAGGCAACAGCTTTTTCCACTCTGGCAACCATGATTTCATCATGCGCTTGGTTGGCATGAATGACGGTTGCACCCGATAGGCATAAGGTGGCATATATCTTGTTAATTCTCTAACAGTGCCAGATTTGCCAGCACCATCCCGACCCTCTAATACAATGGCAACACGTCTGCCGTTTTTGTGGATATTCTCGGCAAGCTCATTTAGCCGAATAAAATTTTGCAATCTTTCGGACATTAAAATCCTCCATTGATTAACAGATACAATGCACCACCCCAAATGATGGTATCAGTGGCAACCGAATAAGCGAGATATAATCCAACTAAGATTTTTCTGATTTTCTTTTTCATGGCATCAACCCTACAAGTGCAGTCATCAAGACGGCAGTATTTACGAATAAAAGCGGCTTGTCATTGCGTTTTATTGCATGAACAATCCAACAACACGCACCAACAAAACCAACTGTGATAGCGGTATGAATAGGCAACCCGATAGACAGTGAAGCCATTTGTGCGATAACTAAAAATGAACCAATCCAACCAAACATTATGCAATCCTTTCTGCAATTTTTTCTGGATGAATAACTGCAATTCCGATTTTGCGAAGTGTAGACCGAACCGAAGCGGCATCATCAAACATCACTTTATTTGCTTTAGCAAACTGTTTTAGATTGAAGAATGACCGAAGCTGTTTTGCTTTTAACACTCCGTCAGCTTCCATATTACCAGCAGGTCTTGAGATAATTTTGTCTGGACATATGCCAGCATTTTGCAGAAATTCAAAATCTGCATCACTCATATTTCTGGCTGTGCAGACCATGACAAAATCACCAGCTTTTTGACGGCGGCGAACCTGAGTTGCCAAGGGCAAAACTGTATCGTCAAAAATCTTTTCAGCGGTAGCATTTTCAAACCAATGCTCAAGATTTAACGTGCCATCTGGCAACGTAGCTTGACGATGCGAGCTATCAATAATGGTTCCATCAAGGTCAAAGATTGAGATATTTTTAATCATGTTTAATTCCTTTCTATATATTATATATAGTCATTCCTACCCCAAAAATCAAGGGGCAGAGAGAAAAAAAATGAAAATAATATCCAATCATTTCAATAGGTTAGAATTTTTTTTAAATTATTTTTGCCTGTAACCTGTTGTTTTTATTAATAAATTTCCTAACCTATTGCGTTAAGAGTGACTCGTAAGCTATTGAAAACATTAGGTTTTTCGGCGGCGGGGCCTCCTTGTTCACGTTTTGTTCCAGCTGGCGCCAGACCCCGGCTAAGTTATTGTTTTAATTGATAAATTCGGGGCTATGCCCCGAAGATATCCTCGAATGATCCGCCAAGTCCGTTGGCGATCTCTTTTTCCATTTCTGCTATTTCCTCAATAGTCATTTCTTGAGTCATAGCTTCCATTTCTTTTTCAAGCTTCTCTAAATCAAAATCCATTTTAAACCTCCGTCAGATCGTATTTAAAGCATGACGCTTGTATGCGGTCATAGCGTGGTGAGTATTTTTCCAGAACCATTTCAACCGCACGTTCGCAAGCCGCCATTGATTCCATTTCCTTGTCAAACGTGATAACAGATGAAACATCGCCAGCGTTAGCAAGAAAAACAGCGAGAACAATTTTAATCATGATAAAGCCTTATAGTCAATATAGTTGAAGATCACGCCAAGCGTAGTCCAGAAGAAAACAAAGATGCCGACAAACACGCAACCGAGCATCACCCACCATGCAAAATCTTGATGTGGAATCTGTGTCATGCAAAAGCCAGCGATAGCGATCATGGCAATGCCAATAAAGTCGAGTAGTGCGAAGATGATCATACCTTTGATTGCACCTTGTCTGCGATTGATAAACATTTTTAATCTCCTTAATTAACCTTATATATAGAATATAGGGATTAAATAGGTTAAAGTCAATAGGGTGGGCATAAAAAAATGCATTATTTTGTGTCAAACGTTTGACAGCTATATGTTGTATAGGGCGGTTATGACGACTATATCTTGTGCGCTCGCGTTGCGCCCATGCACAGAGCCTCGACCAGGGAATTTTTGAAAAAACAGGTCAGTTCTTGACATCCCTTGAAGGGAAATGTATTATAGACTTAATTTCTAATTCGTAGGTTTCGACGAATCTAAAAATTTTTTATGAGGAAAAAATGGAAAAATACAAGTACGGTCCACTTGTTTACAACACAGTGGATCCTAATGATGACGATTCCGGTAATTTTTACTGGGGAGGTTTAGTTCCTGTAGGTTACGATGAGTTTGGTATCCCGATTGACGAGAGAGGTTTTCAGTGTTTAGATTTATCTTCTCCACTACATCCACAATTTATACCTCCTCAAACTGACTATAATGAAGTATTAGAAGCTGTCTTGCCGAAGCAAGAAATTGTTAAAGAGTGGTTTACTGACAACTTTTTAGAAATATCAGATTGGCAAGTTTGTTACTATATTCTTCGTTGGTATAATGCCCAAGAAGTTAAATCAACTACTTATTACAAAATCGTCTCAGAATGTAAATCAATAGAGGAAGTGATTCAACTTGCATGGCCCGACGTACAGAAATCCTAAACTATCTTGTAGATAGACTTTCAACCATTAGTACCAGCAACGGCTTTCTCACTAACGTGAGTGCTGTGCATCGTTCGTACAAGTTTTTAGATGATGTTAACGACTTTCCTACTGTCACCCTTGGCGGGGCAGGGGAGAATAATGATGAGTTTGGTGATGGTCAAATTTTGAAAACTATGACACAATCTATTAGAGGATATGTAATGACTGACGAAGATTCACTGCATGATTCGGAGAATTTAGCGTCAGACATTGAAACAGTGGTTAACAGCTATGCCGCTGACGCGGCAAACTTAATCCATGAGGCACGAGTCGTCTCCCTATCGACAGATGAGGGATTAATGACTCCATATGGTGTCGCTGATGTGACAGTTGAGATTACTTATGAGGATGGATAATGCCAACAAGACGTACACAGATTGCAGAAGCTTTAGTTGAAGACATCTACACTAAGACTGATGTGTTGCAGGGCAATGTTCAGCGTCAGATGATATTTTTGAACGAGGTGAACGACTTTCCGTTTGTAACTTTTCTTCCGCGTGAAGAACTGCGCACGCATCGTGGGGATGGCCGCAAGTTTGCCACACTCAACATCTCGATGAGAGCCTATGTGTTTAATGGCGATCCTGGCGGCGAGTCAATTGCAGCGGCTGAAGATATAGCTATAGATCTTGAACAAGATGTGATAGATTCATTTGCTGCATCACATCGTGATCTGGGAGTGGAAGAGGCTCGTGTACGCAATTTTACCACTGATGAAGGATTGCTTTCGCCGTATGGCATTGCAGATCTTGAAGTAGCTATTTTATATGAGGTGACAACATGACAAAATCAAATACACAGGTGACTACATCTGTTGATGCGCTAAACCGCAGCTTAGAGGCTCCGCCTCTTGACCCGGTAGTGCTTGCGCTCGCTAACGACTATCTATCCGGTAAAGGCGTAGTGGAAATAGCAGATGAGTATGGAATATCTGAGGATCGTGTGACAGCAGTGATTGAAAAAAAGGAGGTGAAGAACTATATCGATTCAGTCTTCGCCACGCAAGGATATCTTAATCGTATCAAGCGCATCAATTTAATCAATCAGGTGATAGACCAAAAGATT